AACTCTTTATCTGTTGCGTTTTTTCTATTTTTCTTTCTAACAGACGGAGATTCACCATCTGTAGAGAACGTATGCATGTTGGTTTTCATGTCGCCTTCCATTCTTACTCTGGGGCTGCAGACAAAAGAACCTATGATTGTTCTAATAAATGTAGTTTCTTTTTTTCTGTCGTGTTTTTTTAAAACACCAAGATGCAATACTTGACATACTTGACCATCGTCGGTTAAAACCCAATTACCTTTGTTTGAGTGACGCCAATCTGTTACCAAAGACACACTTTCGTGATACTTTCGAAACTCGTTGACGTCATCATATAAGTAATGAGTAACACCCTTTACAATACGTTCTCTCATAATTTAACTATTTTTCCTCGTTATCGTCAACGTCTTTTTCAAGTTCGTCAATAACAAAGCGAATGTAGTTATTAGCAAGGAATCTTATTTCATTTGCTTGTCGGTCTATTTGCATTAATTGACCAGCAAGTTCATTAGCTCTAGAATATTGAGCTTTTGCTTCATCTGACAAATCAGACATTACAAACTCAATTTCCTTACCATCATTCATTATTACTAGTTTTTCTTCTTTTTTAGACATGTTTCCTCCTAATTATAATGGTCTTACCATTGGTGGTGCATATTCTTCTAATTTACGATGCAATCTTTCTAAGATGACAACATCTGCTACATTATGGTCGTAAACGTATTTCATTGCTTTTTCATCGCCCCATCTAGCTTTTTGCCACATTTCTGGTTTTACTCTGGTTTTACCAGCAATACCAAAAAACTCTGTAGCTGCCATTAATGAAGAACGATGCAGTTTTAATTTAGATTTTACTACATAATATAGGTCTTTGTGTGACTTTTGTCTGTACAAAGGAAAGAATGTTTTATGATGCAATGCACGTGTTCTGATAAAAGGAATATCAAAACGAGTACCGTAATATGTAAATATTACATCATATTTATTCATTTCTTCTACTAAAAGCTCTACAATGCGAGCATCTTGCTTTTCAGACATTAGCTCTTCTCTTGTAATTTTAGCTCCAGCAACATTCTTATCACCTCTACCTTTAATACACCAGGACAACATAACATCGATATTAGCACTAAATCCAGTAGATTCTATGTCTAAGTATCCAATACTAATTTCGTGTCCAGTTTTGTATCTTTTTGGTTTTCTAAACCCTAAAGCCTCTATCTTTCTTGTTACTGCTTTATACGTTCTATTGTATCCAGCTAGTCTTACCTCTTGGTACAATTGAAAAGCAGACTTATTTGTCTTTTCATACTGATGTAGTATTACTATCTCTTCATCTGTCCATAGTTTATTTTTAGACATTATTTGCCCCATTTGTTTTGTTTGACTATCATTGCCATTACTGCATATACTGCAATATCTAGAAAAGCATCGTCTATTGGTTCGTTTTTTGCTTTCATATCGTGATTTGTTGACAAGTTGATTAGTCTGTTTATCTTATCATTTAGCCTTACAATTATACCAAATAAGGCTGTATTGACTTCTTTTTCGTTTTTTAACGTGGTACCCATAGCAATATTGCCAGGACCGTAATCAAACTGTTTTTTACAAAATGTTAAGTACATTTCATTTAAAAGAGTCTGAAATTCTTTTTCTGTAGAAGGGTAGTTATCTTTTATATATGATACTACGTTTTCTGCTGTACTAGTTTTCTGATTCATCTGGAAAGTCCTCTTTATCGGTTTTATCTTCTAGTTTTCTTAAAGTATTTAACTCTTTTTCATATCTATCCCAATCAAGGTTTTGATGTATTTGTTCCAATACATCTAGTTCTTGCTGTAATCGTTGCACTAATGCACTATTACCTTGTTCTTTTGCTTTTAAGATTTCTTTTTTGATGTCTTCCATAAGAACTCTCCTACTCCTAATTGAAATAATCCGTTACTAATTGCATCTATTTGTCTTTCATCGTGGTCTAAGCCTGTATTATAGTGTATTGCGTGCAATACTTCATGAACCAACGTTTCATACTTTCTAGATGTTTCTATATCTTTATTAATCAAGATAATATTTTCTTTTACAAGATGTCTACCATACAATTCTTTAGTATCATCTTCATGTTTAAGTGGTAGTTCTGCTATCTTATACAAATGACCACCAATATTTAATTTCATAGTGCTTAACTTCGACATTAATACTCCCGTTTTTTAATTGTGTATGCAAATTAACTATAAAATGCTACACAAGTCAAATAAAATAGTAAAAAATAGTAAAAAAACCGCACGACGTCACAATGTTCTAGTTTCTAATGCTCTATAAATCGCTAAAAATACAAAAATACAAAAAAAACTTGACTAAAGGAACCGAAACAGAGTAACTTTAACAGTCCGAAGGACGAAAAAAAACACTAATGCTCGTTGCTCTTGAATAACATAGAATATTAAATCTATTTCCTAAATAATACTCGGTGCTCTAGAGAGGGTCCAATCGAAAAATTTTTTCCAAAATTATTCTAGTCGTCGAATTTTGCCACCTCACCAGTTTTACCCCGAAATTTCTAACTTTGTTCAAAAAATCGCATTATTTTGTGTGTGGCTTTTGTTTCCATAAAGCGGTCGGGTCTTTTTCTAGATTGGAAATTGCAAATTTGGTTGAAAATTTGGTTTTTGGTTATATGTGTTAAAAATTATAATTAGACCGACCAGTCGGTTTGTGCATATAGTACGCACTTATATATTTTTTTTTAATTATTTTGTAAATAATACTTGCATCTTTTATTTATTATGCATAAACTATGGTATGATATTTAATAACAAACCGAAAGGAAACACAATGACTAAGAGAGACTATGAGGCAATAGCAAACTGCTTCCACCCGTTCACATCAAAAGCGGATGGAATACCAATGATTGGTTCGGCTACTGCTTTTGCAGCGTTGTTAATTGATTACATGGAAAGTGATAACAAGCGATTTGATAGAACCAAGTTCTTGAAACACGCAGGGTTTACACTGGAACAATGCGAGGATATCAGTGAAATGATAGATTGGTTTGATGAAGATAGAGAGTAATAACAACGGCGGGGCTTCGGCCCCGTCACAACCGAAAGGAAAATAAAATGGGAGTATTAATAATGTATGCAGTGTTTATGACTTTTTGGGCACTTGGTATGACAATAGAATATACAAAGGCCACGAGTTATAGAGAAGGCTACGAAGATGGATACAAATGTAATTGTTCATCTGAGGATTGTCCAGATTCTTACAAATCATAAACAAAGATGCCCTGGGTGTAAAAACCTGGGGCTTTCTTTTTTTGGTATATATAAAAAAAACAACAGCTCTAGAGCCAGACTATCGTTCCTCAGTCTGGCTCTAACCCCCGACGATTACATAGATTTTAGGGGCTAGATTCCTAGCCCCTAAAGATACCCCCGCCGACTAAAGCGGGGGCGAGGTGATTATATTTCTACTGATTCTATCTTAATAGATAGTCTTGGATAACAATCAACGTCTTGTTTTTCGCCGTCAATTGTTTTCTTTTTGGAATATACAAAGTTGCCTTTGTACTTGCGTATTAATTCATTCCCTTCGGCAACGTTTAACACGTCTTTATTATTGATAATATCAACTAAACGATTCATATCTTTTTGAACCGCTTTGTCATCTTGAGATGCCAAAACCTTTGACGCATTCTCAAGTATACGCCCTTCGTTTGAAGATGCTTCAAGAACTTCAATTCCCATTGACTTTAATTGTTCTTGTGTCAAACCACTTTTGGCTAGTAGTTTGGCGAAAGCATCTGTTTTTAACTTGTTAGTCATACCCATAAATTGACGATAAATAACGAGAAAAACAAGAAATATCTTGTCTTTTTATAACTTTTTTTGTCTTGACCGACTGATTGGTCGGTACCACCTAGCTAGACTCTAACTCTAGAGCTAGACTAATTCTAGTCTAGCTCAGTTCCCCCGACAATATAGTCTACGCTGGACAATTCAGTTCTTGGTATTTTCGCCAGAATTTCGTAGATTATGGTATGAAAGTATATCCGACGACAACTAACCCAGCGACGATTTCGGTCGCAACGTCGGGAAAGGAAATAATATGAAAACTATAAAACAGACAATTAGTGAACCTTGTCCTTGTTGCAAACAACGTTGGACTAGAGAGGTTGACGTGCCTGCACCAGTAGACGGAATGACATTCTATGTCGTTATGGATTCTAAAAGTAAAGTAGACTTGACAATAGAGTACCACGACGTAATAGATACTAGTCTTAACGGAGACACAGACG